AGTTTGACGATGAGGGTTTGAAGTGGGCCATTACCCGTGAGGCGGAGGCAACCGACCATACTCGAAACCCAAATTATCTTCTCATTGCGGATGCGTTGAAGAGTTCGGTGATGGGGCCGACAGAACTTAGTGGAGCAACTAAAATGAACATAGCGACAGTTAAAACGTGTTTAATGCGGATGGTAAAAAAAGAAATTTTGATGAAAGTAAGTAGGGGAAAATACGGATTGGTTGGAACCGATTATGGCATTGAAACAGTGGCTCCTTAAGGAATATGAGTCTTTGAAACTAAGGTGGAGTAAATGACTGAAAACATTAAGAAAAAAAAGATTCACTGTGGGTGTTACCCCTTAGAGGCTTATGAAACTTTAGAAATAAAGATTCATAAGGTAACAGGCAAGATTCGCAGAAAGATTCACGCTAAGAGTAAGGCCCTAAGCGCGTATGAAACCCATTAGGTACAAAGATTCGTATATATAAAGAGAGTATATATATATATTAAAGGGTAAAAAAGAAATTCTCACTATTCACTAAATTCTAAGGAGGAAAATGAAAACAACCAAATGCGCCTGCGGCTGTAACCAAACTTTTATCCCAAGCCACGGCAAGAAATACGCAACGGATAGCTGCAAAAAGGCAGCGTACCGGAGAAAGAAAAGAATCAAGGCTCATAAACCAAGACGATACTGCATACATTGCAAAAAACTGATACCCCAAAAACAAACGCTGAGAAGACCCGTTTGCCTGGGGCCAGATTGCATGACCTGGTGGAACGAAGAGGAAGCTCCCCGGCGCCAGGCAGAGCGGAACCGGGTATGGTCCAGGACGAAAAGAAAAGCTGGTGGGCAAAAGAAACCCAAGGGGAATACTCATAAAGTTAAGGAGGCGGTGAAACACCGTATCCCTAATGAGTGGAACCATAAAATGTATCTAGCTGAGCAAAAGGAAGCGAAAAAGCCAAACGGGAGGCTATGTGGGTGCGGTGCATCGCTGGTTGGTGATGAGAAATTCAGGTGCCCGGTGTGTTTGCACCGGACGGACGATTGGATGAGCGAAGCCGGCGACAGCGGTTCGATGACACGGGTGTTTCGGTCGGCGGCGGGGTGATGAAATGACAAAGTTAAACCCGTGTCCATTCTGTGGGGCAGAAATGAAAATTGAGGCAGATAACAACTTTTTCGCAAGGTGCCTTGGTCAGTTTGCTGTAAATTGCCATGAGTGCGACGCGACAGGACCGCTTGAGGATACCAGGTATGATGCAATCAAGGCCTGGAATTACCGCTCAAACGATTGAGGAGGAATAATATGTACTGGCAATATTTGAAATATATTTTTAGGCACAAATGGTTTGTGTTTGTTGAATGTCGGAAAGCAGGGATTGCATGGCGTGGGGTTATTCACGATTTGAGTAAGCTGAGACCAAGCGAGTTTGTCCCGTATGCCAGGTATTTTTATGGGAGATATCCGGAAGAGGCTGTCTACGCAGGAACAACGATAAAGCACCCTCGGTTGTTTAAGGAAGACATTGATATGCGCTTTGACAAAGCATGGCTGAAGCACATTCACCGGAATCCTCACCACTGGCAACACTGGCTGTTGCAAGAAGACGATGGAGGGTTGAAGAATATACCTATTTCACCAAAGATTTTGAAAGAGATGGTCTGTGATTGGCGAGGTGCGGGTAGGGCAATAACCGGGGCAGATGAGGCACCGGGGTGGTATCTTGAAAATAAGGTGAACATCAATTTAAACCGAATTAATCGAAAATATGTTGAAAAACAACTCGGATGATGGAGGGGATAGGATTATGAAAGCATTTATTTGTGATGTGCCGAAGTGCGGAAAGATTGTGGAGGAGCAAGAAACGAATGATTACCAAAAGCGCACGAATGATTGTCTTATAACGATTGTGTTGCCGGAAGGTGATTTTTGTCCCGAATGCACACGCAAGCTCAGGGCCAGGGTAGCACGAGCGGCATGGGATGAGCTGAAACAAACCCGCAAGACCAAACCCAAGCTGGCGGTGGCGGCATGAGCGATGAGATTAAGAGACTGAAGGCGGAGATCGAGCGGAAGGACGTGCTGATAAGGGATTTGCGGTTGAGGTTGAAAGAATTCGAGCTTGAAAGGATGAATCGTGGAAGAATTAAAAACGGATACAAATAAACAACCAACACCGGCAGCGGAGTTCTTCTGTATTTGTTTAGGCGCAATGGCGATGCCTTTGGTGTTGATGGCGTACGGCGTGTGGAAGGTTATTGAGTTAATTCGTGAGGTGGGGAGGAAGGAGTTCTGGGTATGAAAGAATCCGATGTCAATGCTCACTGGCAATATGTCGAGAGCGTTATCAGAGCAGAGTGGGATGCGTTCGCAACGGTTATGGATATGGATGCGCGGAATGTAGAGGCTCATTGTAAAGTTATTGAGCATCATTACAAAACCGCGATGGTGCATGGATACAAACATGGCGTAGAGGCCACAAAACATGCCCGTGGCTGCGTGGTAGGGGGTAAAGGCATACCAGTGGACGGGTGGCAGGCATTTGAGGAAGCAGGGCCGTGAAACAAACAAAAAGCGCCCAAGGCGTGATTGCCGAGGGCGCTTGCAAGACTATCGATCAATCTCAAGCGGGTTGAACATCCCCCCAGGCGCAAAGTCAGGATCGTCCGGGTAAGGGTTCTCAATGTATCTCGGTTGCAATTCCGTTTCGTTCCCGCGCTCGTCCGTAATGACGTAGGGGTTCATCATCGAACCAGCCGGCGCCATGTCAGATGAGTACCGGGTGGATATGGTGGTTGCCAAGGCTATCGTTGCCAGAATCAGTATTGCGTGTTTCATAACGCCTCCTTAATGAGTTCGGTCAGCTTCTCGGGGATGGTCTTCCCTTCCTTCAGGCACAGAATCTTGAATTGTGTCCAAAGGTCCTCGTCGATCCCTCTGATTGAAATTGGTTTGGTGTCTGTCATATTGCCTCCCTTTGTTTGGTTTAATAATGTAGGTAACATAACCCATCCTGGTTAGATTGTCAACCGTTATCATCATCCCTCATATAGTATCAGCCTGAGAACGGCACACCCCATGTCGTTTTTTACTTGACAAACCTATCACTTTAGGTTATGGGACAGGCTACCTATCAATTTTATTGATGAATCGCAGTAAAATAGTGGGATTTACTGAATGGCAGCGAAAAGAAAACCACCAGCAGCAGGTAAAGGTAGGCCAAAGGGCGCGGTAAACAAATTTACCAAGGACCTGAAGGCCGCTTACCTTGAGGTGTTTGAGGAACGTGGCGGGGCCAAGGGCCTCCTTGCGTGGTCTCAAGATAATCCAGACGCTTACTATTCTCAGGTGGCTAAGATGCTGCCTAAAGAAATTGAGGCTAAAGTGGAAGGCGAAATTTATATTCCGGATTTAATCCTTCATGGGTAAGCCAGCTCCCATAGATGTTTACCCCGTTCCTGCGTTTCTGGATCTAGTCAAGCAGGACGCCAGGTATAAGATTTACTACGGTGGCCGAGGTGGCGCCAAATCATGGTCCTTCGCCCAAGCCCTGGTAGCTCTAGCGTACACCCGTCCCATCCGTATCCTCTGCACCCGTGAGTTTCAAAATTCCATTCAGGATTCAGTCCACAGGCTCATAGCTGATCAAATTCATGCCATGGGCCTCGATCCATACTTTAAGATTACCCAGACTACCATCACCTCCAGAGTTGGCGCACAGTTTATATTCAAGGGCCTTCAGCGGTCCATCCAGGAGATTAAATCAACTGAGGGCATTGGGATTTGTTGGATTGAAGAGGCACAGGTCATTTCAGAGGATTCATGGGAAATCCTTATCCCCACCATCCGGGCCCCCAATTCAGAAATATGGATATCGTTCAATCCTGGACAGGAAGAGGACCCGACATATCAGCGGTTCGTAATCAACACGCCGCCAAATTCCATTAAGAAGAAAGTCGGGTGGCAGGACAATCCTCATTTCCCAGATGTCCTAGATGCAGAACGTAAATACATGCTGAAGATTGACCCAGAAGCGTATCAGCACGTTTGGGAAGGCTTTTGCCGCCAGGTATCAGACGCGGTGATCTTCCGCGGTCGGTTCGAGGTCAATACATTCAGCACACCACACGATGCACGGTTCTATTACGGCATGGATTTTGGTTTCAGTCAGGACCCCTGCGCCTTGGTTCGGTGTTTCATTAAGGACAACCGGCTCTATATCGACCAGGAGGCATGGGAGATTGGTGTCGAGATGGATGACATGGAAGAGTTCATGAACAGGGTGCCAGGTGCGGATAAGTGGCCGATTAAGGCCGATAACGCACGACCTGAAACCATTTCACATCTACGCAGGAGAGGTTTTAATTGCATGGCGGCCCAGAAGTGGGCCGGCTGCGTTGAGGACGGTATCACAGTTCTGAAAGGATTTGAGAAGATCATCATCCATGAGCGCTGCAAACACGCTGCGGAAGAGTTCAGGCTCTATTCATACAAGGTGGATAAACAGACAAATGACATCTTGCCTGTAATTTCAAAGAAACACGATCATATCCCAGATGCTCTCAGGTACGGGCTGGATGGTGTTATCAAGCACAGCAACTTCTTTGATAACTGTTCGTATGTGGATTTTCCTGAAGAATTAGAGGATGCGGCATGACATCAGTCATCAAACATATCGCACATCCGGAACCAACTGCCGTTTGGCAGGCGAGGATGGATCATGCCCATTTGACCAACCAAGACCTGGTGGAACCGCCCTACTGGTACCTGGATGAAAGCACCGGCAGAACATATCACGACATTTACGGCTGCATCGGATGGCCGACTGAAGTATCGGACAGGGACCATGGATTACCCGGTTATGTTGGGATTGTTGGCGTGATTCGGCCTTCAAGCCTCAAAAAGAAGGAAGCCTATGATCCACGTGATGCTAATTTCATGCTCCTAGACGAAGCTCAGAGCGCCGATGTCCCCCAATTAATCGGAAAATGCCTGGAATTGAGGGACAAGTGGGGTTTTGGCTGTCAACCGGACCTGCTAACGGCCTTCCTGGGCGATCCTGAAAGGTTCGTAACCACGTTGGCGCTGGCGAATGAGCGTATCATGGAGAAAGGCACGGAGCGTGACGCCCTTCTTATAGCTCCCCCAGATGATTTCTACATCCCCAACATATTCGATACCTATGTGCGAAGCCTTCAATCTTCCATTGCGAAAGGACAGACGCGCTTCTTGTTTGGCGGTCACACCATATTACGAGACTGCATCACTGAGTTCCGGAAGGACGATCCCGCGGTCATGTCGGCTGGCGGCCTGGTTCATTCGTTACTCAATCGCTGCATGTGGATGGCTCAAGTACGAAAAACAATGTTCAGTGTGGAGGAAGCAATTTGACTGGGTTCACGTTATTTGGGGCGATGTTTGGTGGAGTTATCATAGGCGCGGTGTGTGTTATTGCCGGTGCCTGGATGGCGTTCAGGATACGGAGACAGCCAGGTGAAAGCGGTTTCATGAAAGATCCAAAGGGCCAGGTGTTCAGCATCCCGGACGAAGCAGCCCTGGATTTCCCTGAAGAGTTGGAAGCTGGGAAGGAACAGGCGAACGTCTTAAAGAGGACCGAAAGGTTCTTATCAAGCATTGGCGGGGGTAGCTGATGAAAGTTAAGTGTCCAGGCTGCAACAAGATATATTACGAAACCACAGAAGCGTATGACCCTGAACGACGGGCCAATGGCGCTATGCTGGAGCTGGTGGAGCCCTACAAGTCCCGCGGATGGGGAAAATACGAGTCTGGGAACTTCGGTGGTGCTGAGATCCTTGCGGCTGAGATGCTGTGTGTTGGATGCGGTGCCCCGTTGGCGCCTTCCGGGCGGATTAAGGTGATGGAGAAAGTGTATTCAATCATCGAACCGCCTACTGAACCTCATAAGTGCCCTGAATGCCCATGGACAGGCAAGACTGAAGCCGCTGTTAAGCGACACATGACAATGAATCACGATCCTAGGTAGCGTACATGCCAAACTTAGACGATAAATGGAATCTTAGTACCATCCCGCCCAAGGGGCACAGAGACGTTCCGGACTTTGCGGCCTCCTTGTTTGAGATTGCCAAGCAAGAACGCGAAAGACTGAACAAGCCCACGGACTTCCTTAGTAATTACGCACTCTATCGTGGCAAGGAAAGCACGGGCACGACCACAACCCAGCGCTCACACACCCCGGTCAATCTCTATTTCGCCAACATCGAGAGAACTGTAAGCAACATCACAGCCCGGCATCCAGTGGGGGAAGTGGTGGACCTGGACGGATCGGATGATGGAGCGGAAGCCCTTCTTACAACCAGGCTAAAGAAGTGGTGGGAAACCACCAACCAGCAGAGCAAGACCCGTATCAGTGCAAAAGGCATGGAGATATACGGTATCACGGTTGAGAAACCGTTCTGGGATAAGGACAACACCCGCCCTGATATCACCATCCAAGACCCGTTTGGCTTCTTCCCCGCGCCAGGGAACTTTGATGATATTGCCATTGAAGCGCCCTTCATGTGTTTTGCCTACCTCAAGGACGTGGACGATGTTGAAACCACATTCAAGGTTAAGGGTATTGCAGAGGATCAGGCATACGAGCTGTTGGGAACCGAGCGCGAGAAGTACAAGGCGGACAATTACACGTCAGCACAGCGTATCGGGAACTACGATGACCCTATGTATCGCTCAAAACGTGGCGATAAAGCCCCGTCAGAGGCGAAAATCCAGCGATGCCTGGTCATGGAAGTATGGGTCAGGGACACCCGCGAGAGATCCACCAAGGAACAAATGCCCGTTGTCAATGAAGCTGGATTTCCGGAGTTTGATGAGAACGGCTACCCCCTTTACGATGAAATCACCCGTAAAGAGCCCGTGTATCCGGATATGGTGCGTAAAATCACCATCACACGGCGCAAGCCTGGTGCCAAGAGCGACAACCGAAGCGATTACATGGTGCTGGATGACAGCAGTAACCCCAACATCAACCCGCGTATCGATCCCAAGTTGACCCGAACCACATACCCATGGGGAAGATTCCCGGTGTATCACGCCAATAGCTACCGGGATCTGATATCGATATGGGGCTTTGCGGCTGCCGAACAGGTAGGCGATCTGGTTATCAAGATCAACAAGATTGTGACCAAGCTCATGAGCTATGTGGTGAATGTCATGGCTCCACCTCTGATCGTGCAACAACATTGCGGCATCAGCAGGACCATGATCGAGTCTGAATTGACCAAAGGCGGGAGGTTGGTGTTAATGCCGACCACACCCAACGCCCGCATTGAGTTCATGCAGGTCCCGAACCTACCCCAAACCTTCTTTCAAATGCTGGATATGATCATAGGACTGTTTGATCGCGTGTACCAGATCGAGGACGCAGACCGTGGGCAGGCTCCGAGTGGGGTGATAGCGGCATCGGCCATTGTAGCCCTTCAGGAGAGAAACCAAGTCTTAATGCAGAGCAAAACGTCTTCCATTGACAACCTGGCGGAGCAGAGATCCCGGTGGGCCATAGGATTGTGGCAGAACTGGGGAACCAAAGAGGAATTGGTGGAAGTGGCGGAAGAGCCTGCGGTGTTTGTCGGTACTGACTTCATCGGACGGAATTTCAGCTTTGTGGTCGAGGCCGGATCAACAACGCCCAGAACCAGCCTACAGGTGCAAGAGATGGCACAAGCCTTGTTCCAGATGCAGGCCATTGACAGACGTGCCCTCCTGGAGGCCGTGAACTACCCGAAGTGGAAAGAGATCATTGAGCGCATGGGAGAGACTGAGCTTGATGCGGCGTTCCAGGTGTTGATTGATGCGGGCCTACCGGAAGAGGAAGCCATAGGTATGAGGCAATTCCTTATGCAGCCTCAAGGTGGACCGGGAGATACCAACCAGGGAACACAAACCAGGACGGTGAAGCCTGCCGGCGCTAAATCCGGACAAGGGCAGACTCCGCCCGCAGCGGTGCAGGGGGAATGATGCAAATAGCAGAGTTTGACATCGGCATGGGCCGTGATAAAGGGGAAGTCGTGAAAATAAACGACAAAACTATAATTGTCAGA